ATTTAGGATATTTTCATTGAGTTGCTGCTCCTCACGGAGAGCAGTCAAATCTAGAACCTCATTTTCAAAATCAATATTCATATAGACAAACCTCGCATACGTCTGCCTAATAAATAGTTGTTAAATATATTTATCACGGTGTATAAGACCGACCTCGGCCTGATGGAGCAGAACTCTTATTCGCTTGTTCGATTTCAGACTTCTTTTGCTCTGCTAGTCTATTTAAAAACCAACCTCTTACACTGACTGGAAGATTATAACTCTCAAAGAAGCTCCAGCCGCCATGATATTTTAAACTAAATATCTGCTCGTATACCGATTCAATATAATCGTCACTTAGGCCAAAAAAAGTCTACACCAAGCGGAACCTCCATGTCCGCTTCATGACCGCAATTAGAACAATCAAAATTTTGTGTAAGATTAATGTTTGGAACAACTTTTGAATAGATTGTTCTTAGATGCCTTGCATCACGGGCAGGCATTGCCTGAATAAATGACTCAATCGTAAAAGGACTAGTATCTCCATTTACAGAGACAATATAGCTTCTGAATGAATCTGTTGCTGTAGCAGATTGCATCTTTTTCTTAGACTTTCTTTCCGCCTCTTTCACAACAGCCAACTCATCAGCACCTGTCATAAGACGACATACAACGTCTACGTTCGACATGGGTAGATTAATTTGGATTCTTCCATGATCATCCATAACAACCTGATAGTCTTCTGCTTCTTGCATGTAATCGTTTATTGGTGGGTCGGAAATATCAAATGAATATTCTGTTGTCTCCCCACAATTAGGGCATGAAACATTTGTATCATATTCTGGACCGTAGCCTGTTCTTCTAGCGGCTACAAGAAGTGCGTTCTTGTCGCCAATCAGCAAATCATTGACTTTGACTGTTTTGTCGACGATAATATTTTGAAGCATTCTGTCTAAAGCGACGCCCTGTTTGAGGAGCGACTTAGAGGTTAGAATATCCTCTTCCTTGGCTGTCATGAATCTAATTTCTACGTTCGCTCGACCATGGACTGGGTGTCCTGGGGGGTAGAACCTTCCTTGGCTTGGTAATTCAACAAACTCTGTTGGGACCGACCAATTAAAACCTGTTGATGCTTGCTGTGTAGCAGCCTGGGCTGTCACATCATCATCGATAACTAGATCATCTTCTAGCCCAAGGCGGTTTTGATTTCTACTCATATTTTGCAACCTTTCTTTTCTGTATTTTACTACAGAAGAATATTATTGTTAAAGACTAGAGTCCTCGTACAGATGATGGAGTATTGTTGCTACCACCTTGACCATTGGGACCGCCGCTACGCTTTAGGACAGCCCAGTCATAAGTGATTGTGCAAGAGACTTCTACCATGTCGTCTGAATCGTATGATAGTGTTCCACCAAAGTCAATGTTTGTAATAATTGGGTTTACTAGTTCCCAGCGCTCAATCTCAAGACCATCAGCGTCGATTTGCTTAAGGACTACGTTTCCAATTGTGTTTGTGAAGTCAGCCTTGCTCAAACTTGCTCTAGCAATATTGTCTGTATCAGGGTACTTGTAGCCAGCATTACCGAGAATATCTAGGAAAGCATAGGACAAGTCTGGATTGACAGGGTCAACCAAAGTTACAGTAACAGGCTGCCAAGTTACACGACCTGGAAAATTGAATGTGTGATCAATGTACTGGTGAGGAATAGTAGAAACCTCTACTACAGGCTTGGTAGCTGTCTTGACAGCCCAAACTGGTATATCACCAGGCTGATTACCGTTTCTAGAAGTGAAACTTAGTTCAAACCGAAATTGACGTTTTGGTTCTGCGTTTGCTTGACCCCAAAATAGACTTGCCATTGTTTATTTAGCTCCTCGTAATAAATAGTTACTCAGTGGATTAATCTTCGAAAGATGCTCCGCTGTTTGTAATTATGAAGTCGATTGCGAAGAACTCTACAGCACGGGTTGGCTTCACGTACAACTTAGCATAAATGATGTTGCGATCGATAAGATCTGGTGTGGTTGTGCTTTCATCTAGAATTAGACGGAAGTCATCAATACCAAACTGAGCCTTGACATCACGAAGGACTGGTTCAGCCTGACCCAAGAAGCGATCCCATGTAGCTTGTGCATTTGGAGCAAAGAGAAGTCTTGAGGCGATGAAAGAGATTTCACGCTTCAAGTAAATCATCAAGCGTCGGACATTGATTCGGTCAAGAGCACTTGCTGTCTGTTGTAGTGTCTTTTGACCAAATATTACGATGCCCTCTGCTGGGAATTTGGCGATTGGGTTAATGTTTGTTTCGTACAATCTATCACGGTCATCAGAAGTTAGCTTGCGTGATACATCTACAACTGGTACACCAGCAGCACCTTCGCTTAGTCCGCCTCGGGTGAAACCTGCGGGAGCGAACCAAGGAGCTTGTTGCCTGTCAGTGTTAGAGAGAACACCTAGTGCGGCAACTGATGGTGGTGCCCATAGAGTCTGGTTAGTATTATCGTCTAGGATTCTTACCCATGGGTAGTATGCAGCACCATAGCTGTTATTAATGCTGCGGCGTTCTAGTGCATTAGCAGCATTGTCTGGTGTGTTGTCTTCGTTCCTAGCCTCTGACGAGCCTTTCTCTTCTGTATCGGGTGTGTATGCATTTGGAATGTCAATAATTGCCAACGCATCCGCACGGTCTTCAGCAGCCTCTAGTAGAGAGTTTGTTACTGCTTCAACATGAATACCAGGCATAGTTATTGCATTCATCTGTACATCATCAGGGTCAGATACAATATTGATTGCCTTTCTTAGGGAGAAGAGTTCGTAAGACTTCAATTCAGTGATGCCAGAAATTGCGTTCATCTTGCTATTTCTGAAAGGTTCTCTCTCTGTGATGTCTAGGCCATCGAAACCACCATGCATGACGGTAGTAAATCTGTCAAGACCAGCATTTAGAGAAGCTGTGAAAGAGCCTACAGCACTAACACTTTTTCCCTGTTGTCTGTAGCCAGTGTTGCCACCCAAGTACTGATACCCATCAGCAGTAGAGCCCGAGACATTATCAAGCGAGAAGACCCAAGCGATTTCGTAAGCCTGAGAACCTGTATAGTTGGTTGTTTCACCAGCAACGTCTACTAGTGTGCTGGCTGGATTATCGTTGATACTGCTCAAGTCAAAAGATCTTGGTCTTAGACAATCTGCAATCTGAGGATTGTAGAAAGTGTCTGTTGCACTTCTGCCTGTCCAGGCACCCCAGAAAGTATTTCTTGTATTTTTTGGGCTGCCCCAGGTGTTTTTAGTTCTTGTTGGGACACTTGGGAACTGGATAGAGCCACTGAAAGCGTTAACAGAATCAACGCCGCCAAAACCTAGAATGACATTGCCTGACTGGTTGTGTCCAGCAATGCCGTATGCATCACGGTCATCGCCATCAAGCATTGTCAACACGCCACCACGGGCACCAGTAACAGGTGCGTTCAAGTTTGAACTAAACCCTTGGGAACCACTGATAACGCTTACGTCTCTGTACTTCAATGGACCGAAGACGCCGAATGGTAGCCATCGGGTTTCCCCAGAGCCAGCAGCGACATCATCGTTCATTACAACACGAATGTAGTTGGACTGGTTTTCGAACTCGCCATACTCAACATTGCGCTGATTGGCAGTATCATAAACTTCGTACTTGTCACCAATTCGCTTAGCAATGTAGTTTTCTGAAGCTGGGTTGAGGTTTAGGTTATCGAATCTTTCAATAATCTGTTGTCTGTTATCAGTATCAGAGATATTACGTACCAAGACTGAGAAGCTACCGTAAGACTGGTAGTCGCCCTGTGGAGCCTTGATATTAGAGATAGATATTTTTACTTCCCTTTGAGCCCACTCGCCGGCAGTTAGTGCCTCAAGGCGGAATAGCTTCTGCTGGTTACGAGCACGATAGCCTGCTGTGTTGGTGCTTAGATCTTGTGAAATAAACCAACCAGTTGTAGCCTTCTTAGCTGCGCCATTGAAGTCATTTTGTTGAACACTTGCGTCAGCGCCGTTCTGAACCATTGGAAGAATAGCGGCGTGGAATTTATTGGTGTCAGAGCCACTCAAAAGCCCAATACTGTCATCACCTTTAGCTGTTAAAGAGTACTCATATGTCTCACCGAGCCAGTATGTTCCGCTCTGATAAAAGTTGCGTGTACTGTCAGATGTAATATCAGAGTTTGTAATTGTTGGGTTTGTGTTAAGAACTTTTCTGATAAAGTTTCTTGAGTTAGGATTCAAGCTTACTTGAACTGTTTCGCTTGTTGAGCCACTAAAGATTAGTGTGAAGTCGTCTTTTGAATCTATAGCATATACAGTTGAGCCGAAAGAGTTCTCTAGTTCACGAGATGCTGTGTTAGATGTACCAGACAAAAGAACTCGCCCAGATTCCATGTAAATTTGTGCAGCGACTGCACCGCTAACAACAACATCTTCGTTAGACAAGGAAGATGATGGCCAAACAACCAATGAGTAGACACCGCCACTATTATTGGCTGGACCAGCAGTGCCGACGGCAAAACCTGCCTTACCGCTTGATAGTGTTGCGGCTGAGTCTTGGTCCCCAAGAACTCGAAGGAATGTAAGAGGAGAGTTGTTCCTCAACCAAGCCTTGGCAGCATATGCAGCATAGGTTGGAGCAGTGTTATTGCCTTCACGCCAAACATCACCACCTTCGTTACCCGCTACGGGGTTTCCGAAAGTCTGAACGAAGTCGGAAAAAGACTCCACTCTTACAGGCTTGTTGGCAGGTCCTTTTCGAGACCGACCAATAACAACTGGTCCTACTTCTGTTGGTGTTGCTGGAAGTTGTGAGCGATCAATCTCATCAATGAACACTCCAGGGGAAATGAACTTAAACTTTTTGGTGGAGTTATCAGCCATCGAAATGTATTCTCCTCGGTCTTATGCGTATAAAGGTATATAGCAAAATTACACTAAATACCAATAATAAATAGTAGGGTGAGATTCCAAACGCCAGGTTGATTATTCTCTGTATTTATCTTTTCTGCCCGCATGGAACTCAGGCTCGTCGCCGACTACTGCCCTTTCCCTGCCAATTGTAACTTCAGCGGCGGATTCACGCCTAATAACGGCAGGAACATCTTCATTTTTGTCTGCTCCGAGAATGTAACCTAAAACAGTAATTGTTGTGGTGGACTTGAATATTCTTTCGTCTGTGTTTAGCCCCGCATTATTGCTTTCATTTGAGAATGTCTCATCTCCGAAAGCCTCATAGACGTTTCCTTCGTGCTCAATCTTGAAGGCCACTGGTGTTGAGAACCTTCCCATCATCGCAGCGATGATTTGGTTCATCTGTTGTTGATACTCAGCGGCCATCTTAATCTCGTAGGTTATCTCTACATAAGTTGGCATAGGCACGTACAGTGTGTCATACACTGCTTTTTCGTTATCAAAGGGAAATGTGCTTTGATTATATTTCTTTTGTGCCGTCGCATTCGCACGGTCTCTTGACTTCTCCTGATTAACTTGGCGAGCGATTGGAATAGCACCACCACGCTTATAGAAATCAAAATATGGTGGAATATAGACACCGTACTTACCCTTATTAGAAGGATTGTTGATCATCTGTCCACGAATAATAGAAATAAGTGGGTATTCTAGTGTTCTGCCGTTTTTACGTATCCTGGGGTCATCCTTTATTGAAAAGGCACGCTCAGGAGAAGCAAAGAGAACGGGCACTTTGTGAAAGCCCTCATTTGTGTCGCAAAAGATATTTAGCTCGTCATTTACAAAGTTATAAAGCGCTCTATCGATGTCCTCTATGGTAGAGGGTCGGAAACCATATCTTGCTTTCAAATCTTGATTTAACTTTGTTCTTTTAGGCATAGTCTAATTTCCTATAATCTTTTCCCTGGATTGAACAGACCTTTGCGTGCTTGTCGGCAAGTGGCTTGGACACCCAAAGCCTGTCCGTCGGCAAAGTCTGCATCTTGTCCAAAGAGATACCTGGAGTCTTCAAATACATCTACAATCTCAAAATACTGAGCATCGTATTGAATAAAGTCTCCAGGGCGAACAAACAAGTCTTGATCTTCTACGAGCCTTCTCTTATGGAAATTGACGGTAATATTAAAAATACTATCAAATCCATACTCATCCTGTGTTCTCGTTGATCCTTCATAGTTTATCAAAGAATATACACGGATTGGTGGAAGGAATGTTTTTTCTATTGCTTCCCCGTAAAGATCGTTATAGTTTGTGGTTTTTATATCAAGCGGAAAGTAAAGAACCTGTTGACCAACAACGTGTTCAATGACCTCGTCGTTGATTTGCTTTACAAAGTCTCTTTCCGCTCTACCAACGAATAGTGGTGGTGGAGGAGTTGCTGGCTGGGTCCATCTGTTTTGAGCCATCTATCTAACCCACATAAATGCCCATTGGGATTTTCCCAACGACTTCTTGAAGGTTATTCATTAGCTGAGCGTCGCCTTCAGCAAGGGCACCATAAGCCATCTCATCCAAAACACCCTTGAGTTCATCTCTAAGAGCATTTTGTTCTTCTTTTGCCTCGGAAATCAGAGCAGGACCATTAAGGGTGACTTCATTTCCTGGAATTGGAATTGAGGCTAATTTAGATCTTACCTGACCTAGAGTTTCTTTTGCCAGCGACAGGGCAAAGCGACGAATCCACTGCTTACCAATGCTATTAATGTTTTTGTATGGAACATTTGGAAATGGCAGCGTGTTCATATTATTCACGCCATCAGCACCATATTTCCTAGTTGGATCTTCTTGGAAAGCGTCTTCCGCTACTCGAAAATCTACCCAGAACTTTGTTGGTCGAGTTCCGCTAGGAGTCGGGAAGATTCTTAATTTATTATTATTAATTTTGAAAGAATAGTGTGACGCCCTTACATTAAGATCCTCTTCAAAAGCATAAGCTTGAAGAACATTTTGCCAAGCTGGGACTAGCTGAAATTGACTATCGTCAGCATACATCCCATAAGTAGAGAGGTTTCCTACAGCACCAATTGAATATCCACCGAAGAAATTCCAAGTGCTCTGAGGTGTTCTATAATAAACACGTTGAATAGTTATGGCACTTGTTCCGACACTCCCTGTAAAAGGGGAACCAGCTTCCAAAGAGGCGCTGTAAATAATATCTTGGAGGTCATAATCCTGCACATCTTGCACAGCATCAAAAGACGCAGAGTAGATTGTCTGTGAAGCGCCAACACCAGCATGGAGACTTACGCCACGACCGACATGTGTAGCATACCCAAGTTGGAAGCGTGGGAATTTAAGGTTTGGCTTAGTAGTGATGCCGCCAGACCCTGAATACTCCGTGAACTCGCCGTCTTCATCGAAAGAGCCGGTGGTGTTACCAAGCATGTCAGAAAGGACATTTTTAGCTTGGTGTGTATTGATTAAGTAAGAATATTCTAAACATGCCTCTTCATAAGCATTATATACAATAGCTGGTGTTATCTCTAGGTCTAATACTCTCCCGCCAAGTTTATTGTAGGTGTATGCTACTTGGTCGGTAGCACCGCTAACAAATGCATCTGTGCTATAGATTCCATAGGATAAAGAATTTAAAACATCATCAGCGTTACCTGTTGCTGGTAAAACAACAGCACTTACTGTACTTGCGGGTTGTAGGTTTGTAGGCATTATTAATCCTCGCTTATTGTATAAATAGTTTTGGTGTTCCCTATTTTGTCCCCTAATAAGAAAACCCCGCCACTAGGACGGGGTTTTCTCAGGTTTATTCACTCCTGTGGGAGTTTATTAGCCGACGTCAGATACTAGATCTGCACAGACAACCAAACCATACATGTCAGGACGTACCATCTTCTTGGCGTAGCGGGTCATGACACCCTTACGAGGTACGAAGTCCTCTGGTCCAAAGATGGTTGGTGTGACTTGTAGTGGTACGTAAGGAGCATATACGTAGCCGCTTTCTAGGAAGCTGCTGCCCTTACGTCCTACTAGAAGTAGGTTACGTGGGAAGTAAGGATC